CCCGGAATTACATGTATTCTTGAATGGGGGTGGAATTTATATAACGAAAGTTCATTAGTTGATTTAAGAAATACTACATTATTAAAAAAATATAATGATAATCCTTATTCATTATATACAAAAAATATATTAATGTCTAAAGGTAATTATGATGTATTATTTGGAAAAATTACTCATTTTGAATGGGAAGTTGATGGGAATCGGTTTAAATGTAAAACAGAAATAACATCTCAAGATAGATTATATGCCGGTTTAATTGTTGATTCCAATTCTGCGTTTATAAATAAGGAGTTATTAGATAGTAGCAACAATATTGATCAAGAAATTACTCCATTTGGAAATCTTAAAAAATTTCTGAAAGATATAATACCAGCGTTTAAAAATATAAAAAACTCCGAAAATTTATCATCCAATATATCAAATATATTAAAAGATGTGGAAGAATATATTATACAATATCATCCTGATAATTGGAGAGAATATATATATGGAGTATTTTATGGTAGAGACTCTAATATTTTAAAATCAAATTCATATGACTCCAAGTATAAAAATAATAATGATTTTGATGTAAAAAATAATAATGATTTATGGTTAAATTTTGGATTAGTAATTGAGTGTATTAATAAACATCACGAACAATTAAAAAGTGTAAATAATAATCAATTATTTAGAATTGATATTGATACTGTAGTTATATCAGGACATCCAAATTTAATTTCATGTGACGGATCTATTTTGTTAATTCCTAATGCAGCGGCACCAAAATATTTTTATGGTGAATATGGTTACCTTGGATTAACATCAAATATAGAAAAATATGAAATATTGAAGCATTGTACTAATGCAATTAATACAAGTGTAATAACTAAAAAACAGGCTGAAGAGTCTTCCAAAGCTGGTATAGCTGGAGCAATGGCAGATTATAGATTAAAATCTATATGTTTACAGACTGGAGGATCATATAGAGATAATATTGACGAATTAATAAATATGGTAAGATATAATATGGCACCAACGGTTAATGGTACATATGCATTTCCATTTGTAACAGATACACAAGTTAATGGATTAAAATATAAAAAGTTATATTCTGGGTTATTAAGAAATTTATATATAAATGCAAAATATTTACAAACTGTAATTGATGATTGTAATACTTATAAAGAGTTAATTGAAAAAATATTATCGGATATTTCATCTGCGTCAGCGGGATTTTGGGATTTGCGACTTATATCTTCCAGTGGAACATTTGAAAACGAAGATGAAAATAAACCAGTTAAAATGACAATTGTTGATTATAATTTTTTAAATGAATCCAATTTTACAAATAATGATGTTTATTCATTTGATTATGCAGATGCTGATAGTTTATTATTAGGATTTTCATTTAAACCAACATTGGGAGATGCAACTGCTATTAGGACAATATACGCACAAACAAATAATCCACAAAATAAAATTATATTAACAAATGGTGATGGTGAAATGATGGATTATATATTTAAAGATAGATTAGCATTAGATACAGAATCAAAACCACCCGGAAAACGTACTAATTATGATCATCGGGAATATATGAAAATGTTACAACAACCAGAACCACCAAAAATTTTAAATGTTTATCAAATGACAACAAAAAGAAATGATTTTGTTGTTATACGAAGATTAGCAATACCACCTGAAAATTCATATTTATTAAGAATGTTATTGGATGATGGTGATAAAGATAATAATCCAAAATATCTTGGAATTATGCCAAATATTCAAGCAACATTTAATATTCAGGGTATTGGGGGATTGCGAACATTTATGGTATTTTTAGTTAAAAATTTACCAAATCCATATTCAGAAAAAAATATTATATTTAGAATTATTGATGTTCAAGAAACCATTAATGATAGTACATGGAATACCACCATCACGGCTGGTATAATTCCATTAAATGATTATATAGCCAAAAAGCTTAATATTAAACTTTAAAAATTCTTGATGTTTAGAAGTTAAACGTGATAGTATAAACGCATATATATGATTTATACTGTAGAAGATATTAAAAAATTTCAAATAGAAAATGTTGTTGGAGATTGGATAATACATATTGTACCATTAGATGATAAAATACATTCTGCCAATAATAAACCTTCGATATTTTTTATAAAAAATATCGAAACTTCTAAAATATATTATTATATATTTAATCATCCAGATTCATTAAAAAAAGTAATCACTGATTCTGATTTTATAAATGAAATTTTATTAAAATCAGAAAATATAAAATGGGCGGTTGATAAAAAAAGCATACTTCAATATATTCCTATAAAAAATGTATATGACGTTAATTTATATTCTTTTATAAAAAATAATGAAATATTAAATGTTGATGATTATGAAACAATAATTCATAAACAATTAAAAATAAGAGTTCAACACATTGATAAATTCTCAAGAGTGGTTCCTATATTAAAACATAAAGAAATGTTTTCAGGTTTATGTGATGATGTTGAACAAATAATAAAAAAATATACAATTGATCAATCATTTTTAAATATTAATAATATAATAATTCCGACTTTATCAGATTTAGAAAAAAATGGAATATATGTGAATCCTACATTATTTAAAAAATATTTTGATATATATCCAAATGATAAAAATTATGTATATAGTCAATATAACATATATACATCTACGGGTCGTCCAAGTAATAGATATGATAGCATAAATTATGCGGCTATACCACAAAATGATGGATCTAGATCAGCATTTATTTCTAGATTTTCAAAATCTGGAAAAATGATATTAATTGATTATGCAGCATTTCATCCAAGAATTGTTTGCAATTTAATTAACTATCCATTACCAACAGATATTGATATATATTCGTATTTAGCAAAATTATATTTTAATAAACAAGATATTGACGAAACTGATATTTCAAATGCAAAAAAACTAACATTTAAGCAATTTTATGGTGGTATTGAAAATAAATATAGTCATATTAAATATTTATCAAATTTAAAAAAATATATCAATATTCAGTGGGAATTTTATAAAACATATGATTATGTATTGACACCAATTTTTAATAGAAAAATTACAAATAATCATATAAAAGGTGATGCATCTCCATATAAAATTTTCAATTATATTTTACAAGCGGCTGAAGGAGAAATAGCTATTTCTCGATTAAATTTGGTAATGGATTATTTAAAAAATAAAAATACATGTGCCGTATTATATACATATGATTCGATACTTTATGATTTTTGTTTAGATGATAAACTAGATATTATATATGATATAATTAATATTATGAGTTTTGATGGAAAATTTCCATTAAAAATTTATATTGGAGATTCTTATCACGATTTAAAACTTATAGATATTAAAAAATAATACTTTTAGAATTATTAATTATATTTATAATTGACGGAAAACTTCATACTATACAAATAGCATGAAGTTTTTATTTAACTATAACTGTATAAATAAGTTATATTAAATTATAATAATCAATTTAAATAAAAAATAATAATGTCTAATGTTATAGATTATATTTTCAATGAGGTTTGTTTAGATAGTAGAATTCCGGATGGAATTTTCAGGATGGAAGAAACTGAACACATGGATGTATTGCGGGAATTTTTCATTAAAAATGGAATATCTAAAAATGAAACCATTGAAATAACTAATAAAATGCTTGAAGGTAAATATCCGGAGAGACAAGCATATAGAAAAGAAGATGGAATTTTAGTAACATGGCCATCTGTAAAGCACAAGCAAAAAGCCATGAAGGAAAATCCCGGTAAATATGTCGATGAAAATCCATTTCCAAAAAAAGATGATACATCTGACGATAAAAAATCATTTAAAAAAGATAAGCCAGATAGTGATGATTTTGAATCTTCTAAACAATCAGAAGATGATTTTGATGATACTAAAAATGATATTCCAACAACCAATTTATTTGATAAAGATGTAGAAGTTTCTCAAATAAAACAAGGTGATAGAACCCTGTCGGTTGAACCATTAGCTGTTAATACACAGGCAAATACAAATGTAAATGTTCCAACCACATCTTCCATTGTTCAACCAAAAACTCCAGAACGAATTGCGGCAGAAAAAAGTATAGTTAATCAAATTATAAATTTGGATGATACTGAATTAACTGACATATCGAATCCGTTATATGAAGAATATAAACAATCTATAATAAAAGAACTTTATATAGAAGCTGATAAATTAGGATTGAAAGAAGTTGTATCATTTCTTACATCATATGTTAAAATATAATATTTATGCAAGTTCAAAATAATAGACAATTGTTATGTACATTTTCTAATATAAATGATTATAAAAAACATATACAAGATATAAAGCATTTTTATGAATTATATAATAAAATGTTTGTATTTTCAAATGAAAAAAATACAAAAGAAATTTATATAACGTACAATGTTATAAATTTATATAATAAATCTTCTAAATTCCCAAATACTATTCTTATTCATAGAAAAAAGCAAACGAATACGTTATATACGTTAAATGCCATGAATAAACTTATAAAAGAAGAAACTGGAAAATTAGATAATACATATGTTGTTGATTGGAGATTATATAGTAATTCATTAATCATAACGGGTGATGTGTCAATTAAAATTATACCTTTGAAAATTTTTACAATTTTTGAGTCGTGAGTTAAAAACTTTTAAAATAAGTTGTTAAAATAATGTTTTCGTGAGATAGTGTTATATGTATTAGGGAGGTTTTGATATTCGTTGAATCCAATTCAATAAAATATTTTAATCTCGTCTAATTAAACAATTAACAAAAATTAATCAAATTAACATTATGGCAAATATTAACGCACTTGCAGCACGGCTTAAAGCATTTGAAGACGGTCAAAAAGCAAACGAACTCTCCAAACGTCTTTGGAGACCAAAAGAAGGTATACAGAATGTTCGTATTGTTCCGTACAAATATAATTCTGATTTTCCATTTATTGAATTACAATTCTATTATAATATTGGAGACTCTCATTATTTATCTCCAGCCACATTCGGCAAACCAGATCCTATTGAAGAAATGGTTAAAACCTTACGGGCGAGTGGTACTGAAGAACAAAAGCAATTAATACCTAAATTAGTTCCAACAATTCGTACATACGCCCCTATCATTGTTCGTGGGGAAGAGGATTTGGGAGTTAGATTCTGGGGATTTGGGGTTCAAGTTTATAAGCAATTATTAAAATTGATGACCAATTCTAAATATGGAGATATTACATCATTAACTGATGGTCGTGATATTGAAGTTGAATTTCATAAAGTTAGTAAAAAGAAAAATGCCGAAGGCAAACCATTTCCTGAAACTAACATTTTATGTGATCCAAGTGTAACACCAGTTGTTCCTCCAAATCGAAAAGATTTAATGGAAAAAATTAAAGACCAAGTTGATATATTGGATATCTTCCCATTGAAATCTTATGATGAATTAAAGGCTATTGTGGAAAATTGGTTAAATCCATCAACTACACCAACCCGAGGTAGTTCTAATGAACAGGATTCAACTAATCAAGCAGTTGAAACCTTAAATGAAGATCTTGAGAATCAGTTTGAAACATTCTTTAAAAATAAGAATGCTTAATAAAAATAAAATCTTCAATTGAAATAACTTGAAGGATGTTAACTTAAGTGTTAACATCCTTTTTAGTTTAAACACATAATCGAGAATAGTTTTATATGGCAAAAGAAAAAAAATCTAAACATATTGATATTGATGCTAATGTTGATAGAGATGAAATGGCATTATTATTGCAAAAAGAATTGAATAAATCAAATAAAGATGGAAGTAAAGCAGCATATTTCTTAGATGAAGGGGATAATCCTGCACAAATTAACGAATGGATATCTACTGGATCTACATTATTAGATTTAGCAATATCAAATCGTGCATATGGAGGACTACCTGTAGGAAGACTTGTCGAATTAAGTGGATTGGAAGGTACAGGTAAAAGTTTAATATGCGCTCAGATAATAGCAGAAACCCAACGCAGGGGTGGTCAAGCAGTATTTTTTGATTCGGAAATGTCAATTGATAAAGATTTCTGGACTGCACTTGGAGTTAATATTAGAAATGTAAATTATATACCCTTCAATACTCTTGAAGATTTTTTCAATAAGTTTGAATTGTGTATTGGTGCATTTCGTAAAGTAAATAAAGATGGATTATTAACAATATTTGTTGATTCAATTACACAAGCATCCATTGAAAAAGAAATGGAAGCTGAACATGGTGTTGACGGATATAATACTGGTAGAGCAATTGTAATAAGTAAAGCTATGCGTAAAATTACTAGTTTAATTGCTAAACAACGTATTCTTCCCGTATTTACCAATCAAGTTAGATATAATATGAATGCTGGGCCATT